CCAGGCTGGCCGGAGATGCCGACCATGCCGTAGGCGTTCGCGCCGCAGATGAAGTTGTGGTAGACGGTGACGGTCGAGGATTCCGAGACCTCGTTGTTGGTCTCGTAGAACTCCACGCCGTACAGCTTACCGAGCTGGCCGTTCTTGATGTTGGCGGCGTCGGTGTAGCGGGAAGCGTCGAGCCACTCCGAGTTGCCGCGCAGATCGTAGGCTGCGGAAGCGGCCACGACTCCCTTGAACATGCCGTTCGAGAAGGTCTTGGCCTTGTTCTTCTTCAAGGTGCGGATGGCCTTGCGGATTTCCGCGCCCGAGAGGGTGTCCGTGGCGGCGACCGCGGTCAGGGCGGACTTGGCACCGGCGAGCTGGGCCGTGTTGGAAGCCGACAGCGCGGCAGCCAGCAGGGTATCCAACGTCTCTCCGGCGTTCTGGCCCATGACGGCGACGTGTTCCTTCAAGCCCTCGTCGATGGAGGTCAGGTTGAACAACGTGCCGACCTTGGCGTAGGTGCCATATTCGGCGACCGTGGCCGACACGATGGTGGAGGTCATATCCACGGCGGTCGGGACGGCGGCTTCCGTCAAGGCGGTCGTTGCGACAGCCAACGGGCTGAAGCGGTTGAAGTAGACCGTTTTCCCGGAATTGGTCGGGAGGGTCTTGGTCTGGGCGCCGACATCATAGGTCAGCGCGAGCTCTGCGCGATCCAGGAACACCTTATCGTAGAAGGTGCTCATCAGGTTCGAGAGAGTGGTGGTGATCGAACTCATCTAGCTTGCACGATGGCCTGCTCCTCCCATCAGTGTTTCATCGTCTTCAGAATCTTCTCCATCTCGGCGGTCGGCATCTCCTTTAGCTGTTCGAGCGTGTATTTCCGCTCGATGTCGCTCTTGGAGGATGAATCGTCCACGGCGGCGGCCTCGGCTTTCTTCTGTTCACGCATCGCGTCTATCGCGTTCTTGACGTAAACATCGTCAGTGGCCTTCTTGCCTCCGTTACGCATGAGGAAATCGACCTCTTTGTCGTCGTATCCGGCGACCTTGAGTTCCATCCTCTCCTTCCAGCCGTCATCGGATGAAGGTTCTGGTTTTAATGTCTTAGACTTACGGGCTTCTTCCTCGGCTTTTTTGGCGCGAGCGAAAAGCTCTTTGTTTTTCTTTTCGAGGGCGTAGTAGTCCTCTAGGGTGACTTCTTTCTCGCCAGTCTCAGCGGCAGGCTCGGGAGAGGTTTCCTGCTCCTCAATCTTTGTTTCGTCTTCCATAGCGGAAGTAGCTTGTGCTCCCCGATTAAGTGGCGGGGGCTCCCACGGGGCAACGGGCCTAAACCCGCTATCCCGTAGGTCCTTCAACGGAAGGACTCGGGTATGTGTTCTGCGACCTTACGGATGGCTTTCACGTCAGCCAGGAAGTCCTCTAAGGCTTTGTGGGCCTCTAGGCGACCCTTAAGCTCGGCTTTGACCGTATCCGACGGCTGGGAAAGGTCTATCCGTCCCATGTCCTTGAGGGAATTAATCCGATCCCGAAGCATCCCCTCGACCAGATACCACTCAGGGTCTTGGAAGAATCTATTGCACTTCAAGGCTTCCTCTTTCGTCATACGGGAATCTTCTCCATCGGGTTAGGCTGCATGGACTGCATGAGCGCAGCCATATCTGGCTGCCCTGGATTCATCTGCATCATCTGTCCCTTCGGCTCCTGCTCCATCTCCTCCTGCTCGGCCAATTCAAGGCGTGCAGGTGAGACCCCTACCTTCTGGGCGTACTGGTTGAATAGGACCTTCATCATCGGGTTCTTGAGTATATCGGGGTTCTTGGCTAATGCTCCCATGATGTTGAATAGGTTCTGGGCAGCTACCGCCACGTCTTCCTGTTCGTTCGTGACCATGAAATCAAACTCGAAGTCAGCATCCCCATAGAAACCGTTCGCAACCTCGATGAACCTCTTGGCTCCCCGTTTCTTTAGCTGGGATTTGATGTTGTCCTCGATGGCCTTCTTCTCCTCTATCGTCACGGCCTGCCCATCCAATAGACGCTTCAGGACTTCCTCACGGGTCAGGGAATCAGCTATCGCCCGGTCCAATTTCCCTACATCCTCAAGGGAACCCGTGAAGCGCAGGACGTGCTCCGGGGACAATTCATCCATGAGCTGAGGAAGGACGAAATCGTTGAAGAAGCTCCGCAGGGTAAGACCTAGGTTCTCACGCTTGAAGGCGAAGACCGAAGTCGCCCCCTGGGTCTGGAGCATGGCGTTAGTCGCCGGCGTCGATGAAGGCATGGACTCCCCACGGACTGAATCGAAAGTGAAAGAGAGCCTATCGGCAAGTTTTTCGTATTCCTGGGTCTCGGTATTGAAAGCCGCCAGGTTCCTTTCTTCGTTGGCGATGGCCGTGATCGGATAGCCTCCGTTCTGGATGACATCCCCGTTCTGCAAGTCCTGGACGATGTTCTGGATGCCCGTATTGCCTGATGTCTGGAAGGTGTGGAAGGCGGATATCTTCATCGAGACGCGCTTCTGGTTCGATATCTCATTCTGCCTTTCCTGGGCCTCGAACAAGTCCTCGATGACTCCTCTCCCCAGCCAGCGGCCACGGGTCTTGGAGTAGTGGAAGTCCTTGAACGGATACTCCTTTGACCATTTGGACTTGAAAAGGGTGATTCCGTTCTCTGCGCTGGTGAGTTTCCCTGCATTGTCACGGGATACCGCGTCGATATTTCCGACGATGAAGAATCCCCTGACCAATTCGTCGGATTTCGTGTTCTTCAGGAACTTCAGCGGCACATCTCCCCAGTATTCGGTAATCCCGTAGTTCGGTTGGGTTGTCCGTTGTGAGTAACCAGCTTCCGTCTCGTAGCTCGGCTTGCCTTCCAGCGTCCCCTTGGTGGCCAGGAGCTGATCTGTGGCTGTGACATCCCATCCGGCGGCCTTGGCTTTCTCCCTGACCTCTGATTCGGTCAGGTAATGCTTCACGGAAACGAACCGTGATTTTCCGATGGTCTCGACGGTCGGGTCCAGGGCTAAACGGCGCAAATCGACCAATGTAGCCCCCTTCTTGTTCTTCCTGATGACCGTAGAACCGTAAATCGGGGCTTCCTCGGCTATATTGTTGAGAAGAATCCCGATGTTATTGCGTTTGAGCCAAAGTTGCAGCTCCTTCTCCAAGAGGAAGGTCTTTAGCTCGGATTCGCTGTTCATCTCCCAGAGCCGGATGTCTTTCGTGTCGATGTTCAGCATCCGGGTAGCCACGTCGCAGCGGAACTTGACGATGTTGAAGAACAGTTTGGTGTCCCCGGCGTAAGTCCCGGCGTTCTCGAACTTCGAATTGTAGTAAAGATGGCACCGTTTGATGGTGTCCATCTGGTTAAACGTATAACCCGGCACGACCTCGATGTCGGAATTGAGGAAATTATCCCAATCCCCACGGATGAGCTGGTAGATGTTGTCAGCGATCATAGGGTCTTAGACCCGCTTGCCGCACAGGGCGCAATACGTCCCTCCCTTGTCTTCAATGAGTGAGAAATGGCCGCAGATGACTTCCTCCACATTCTCGGTCTTTTTGACCTCTTCGATTATTTCGGCGACCTTGGCCGGTCTGCCGCGCTTTTTTGCTTGTTCCATGTGGTAATTATACCACAATGAGCAATTCATGTGTACATCAGCGGAAGGACTCTACCCTCTGCCTGTTCTCGGCAATCCTCGGGGCTAACGGTGAGGGCGGCTGGGCTATCTGTAGCTGGTAGGCCGCGGCGTCGGCTACATCGTCATGGACCCCTTTCGGGAAGTGCAGCAATTCATCCTCCAAGTCCCTGCACTGGTTGGGCAGGTGGAAGATGGATTTGCTCTGGTATCTCGGGATCAATCCTCGGATACGGATTTCCTTCTGGATTTGGTTATGTTTAAGCGGGACTATCGGCAAGAATACGTTACGTCGCCTCTGCTCATCCTCGAGGAAGGGCCTTATGGCCTGGGAATAGACGGTTTCCTCGATGCCTATCTTGTCCAGCCTTTCGTCAGCCTGGAACTTGAACAAGAGGTTTATCAGCTCCATCGCGTTGACCTTCAGTTTGTAGGATTTGAAATGCCATTTATTCTCCCTTGAGACGCAGTTGATGACAATGCCTGTGTTGTCGGATGAGTCCCTTTCGGAGATGGCCGTATCCACGGTCATGTATCTGGTGGTCTCCTGCATGGCCACCTGCACCGGGTCGGCTTCCAAGAACCAATCTTTCCTGAACTCCTGGGATTCCTCGTCGATAGGACGCTGCTGGTAGAGTGATGACCATTCGAACGAACCGATGTCACGCTTGATTCCTTCCAGGATTTCCAGGGAGTAATGCCCTGGCCACAATGGTTCCCCCACCTTCCGGAATTCGTCATCTTTTATGGCTATCGCGGGCAATTCAAGTATCTCCCATCCTTCCGGGTCGTTCTTTAGGATTCTGCCGGCCAAATCATCCTCATGCCAGCGGGTAAGGACGACGATGATAGCCCCATCGGGTGATAGACGGGTCCGGGCCGTTGACCTGTACCAGTCCCAGACGGTCTCCCGGTATATCGGGGAGTTGGCGTCCTGCCTGTTTTTCACGGGATCGTCGATTATCAAACATTCCGCACCCTTGCCCGTGACAGCTCCACCTACACCGACTGCGTTATAAGCTCCCCTTCCGTTGGTGTTCCACTTTCCCTTGGATTGCGAATCATCCGCGAGGGTCACATCCGGGAATACAGCCTTAAAAGAATCGGACGCTACAAGGTTCCTTGTCTGTCTTCCGAAGTCATGGGCAAGGTCTGCTGAATAACTAGCCTGGATTATGTTCTTGTCCTTGTTCCTCCCCACATACCATGAGGGTAATTGGATTGAACAAAGCTCTGATTTCCCGTGTCTCGGCGGCATGAACACCATCAATTTCTTCAGCGTCCCTCTTTCTACTGCTTCAAGTTTTTCAGCCAAAAGACGATGATGCCAATTTATCTTGTATTCCGGGAAGTTGTAGGTGACGAAATCAAGCAGGTGTCTCCTCGCCAACTCCCTCTTTGCCAATTCCTGTAATGCCTCCTTGGGCGATATCTGCACCTTGGATGAGGCTATAAAGCGCTTTGTCATCTAGTTGTTTTATTTCCCTTATTTCCAGGGGTTTCCCTTCCGGTCCGGTTATCTCACTTCGCTCACTCCACTTCTCTTTCTGAAGTCTGCTTTTCACGAACTTGGTGAGGTCGGCTTTGACCTTCTTATCTTCATCCTGGATCAGCAATTCTTCTAGGTTCTTATCGGCCAGTTGGATGAAACGCTCGTCCCTAACACTTTCTGACATCCAATCAAGGTCTTTAGAAAGGATTATCTTGGCATAATCCTCGGAATAACCGGCTTTAACTGCGCTCCTGTAGGCGTTGCTGAATGTCTCGGATTTCCTGTCCAGGTAGTATTTCAAAAACAAAGACTGCCTCGGGTCTGGGTTCCATTGGTTGGCTCCTAGTTTGTATTCTTCTTTGCCTTCCATGTCCTTATTTTACCGCCCTTTAAGGTAATGAGCAAATGTTTTATGCAAAGCAAAAGACCCTTCCGGGTCTCGCCTCCGCTCCGAGATAGGGCTGTTACTCCCTACCCTAGCCACGAATAGTGGACGTTGCGATCGGAGAGCGAGTGGATTAAGAGCAGGCTCTCTCGCATTGTCTGGACATATCTTAACGCCGCTTGTCTATCCGTGCTGTGGATAAGATAAAACCCCGAGCGTAAGCAAGGGGTTCTCTCTCGACCTTTCCGTCGGATTAGCGCTCTCGTTTAAGGTCTACTTGGAAGGTACACAGGACCGGCGTTTAGCGCAGATCCTGCCATGATTCACTTCATCTTCTCATCGAGCTTATTGACCATATCCATCCCGAAGGCTATCGCGTCCCCGTACCTTTCTTCGTCCATGCTCCGGGCAATCATCAGGTGGCACTCGTTCAGAGCCTTCTTCCGGGCTTCGGCTACCAGCTTCCCGACATTCGCCTCGAACTGGTCTTGGTCTACATCCTCGAACCAGAGTTGCGTCGCGTGTGTTTTCCACCATTCTTCCTTCGGCCTCAACCCTTCATAGTAGTCCTTCTCCTCTTTGGTCAGAGGAGGCAGGTCGCAATTCGAGCAACCAGTCCAACCATTCCCATCTTCATTCAGTTTCAAGGGCGCACCGCAACATGAGCTTTTCGGTTCGCTCTCCTCCTCCAATTTCTTCAACTCGGCCAGGAGCAATGACGGATTAATCATCTTCTCATGCCCGGCAAGACCAAAACCGAGGCTACGAAGCAAATTAATCAGGTATTTCCTATACGAGTATGTTTCGCTCCTCTCCACGGCCTCGCGTAGCTT